AAGAACGCTCATTGTCTTCCTCCAATATCAAGTTTAGATTTAATAAAGTTCAGTTGTTCTTTTGTAAGAATCTTTAGAATCTGTTCCGCTTTAGCATTACTATATCCATAGTATTGTTTGACAGTATCAAGGTCATTGATCTTGTCTTTACGCAACCAAGGAGAGAATCTTTTCTTCTTCCTCACTATATGTATAAAAAAGTCATGTTGCATTTTCTTTGGTAGAAATGAATACTTATTCATCTCATTTGCAAACATCACTGTGTCAAGATGTCCTGATAAACACTTATTAATTATGAATGGAGGATATTCTTTTTCGATTGATGGATCTTCATCAATCATGTTCTTCTTATTGAGGTTGATCGAGTTCAACCAGTCTTTCAGTTCCATCTTTTTCATTATCAAAATAATTTGCACAAGAGCAAACAAGATTACGATCACCATAAACGTTGTCTATTCTTGATACAGCAGGCCAGAATTTATTCTTTTGATTTACTGGATATGCTGCTTGCTCACGAGTATAATTATACACCCAATCTGATTGGGTGACAACCCTTGCAGTATGTGGTGCATTTTTCAAGATATCCTTATCTGTATAAATTTCTCTTCTAATCATGTCCATTGCCTCAACAAACCTTTTAAGTTCATCAAGAGATTCACTCTCAGTTGGTTCTACCATCATTGTATTCATCACAGGCCATGAGAGTGTAGGGGCATGGAAACCATAATCCATTAGTCTCTTAGCAACATCTTCTGCTGTCACTGGCATAGACCGAACATCAAAGATACATTCATGTGCGACTCTACCATTAGCACCTTTATATAATACTTTGAATGAATCATCTATGTTATGTGCCAACCAGTTCGCTGAAAGTAATGATACTTCACTTGCTTTGCGTAATCCATCACCACCCATCATACGGATGTACATCCAACTGATAGGAAGTATAGATGCACTACCTTGTACTGCTGCCGATACTCTTTGATTCATAAAAGGAGCAAGATGTTTTGCAACACCGATTGGGCCAACTCCGGGGCCTCCACCACCATGAGGAATACAGAATGTCTTATGTAAATTCATATGACATACATCTGCACCATAGTCGCATGGTTTCGCAAGTCCGACTTGTGCATTTAAGTTTGCACCATCAAGATATACCTGACCACCATTCTCATGTATGATACGACAGATATCTCTTATGTTAGTTTCAAATACACCATGAGTCGATGGATATGTAATCATCAAACAAGACAGTTCAAATGTATTCATGATTGCTTGTTTTTCTAAATCTTTTATATCAATATTTCCATCTTCATCACACTTAATTGGTACAATCTTCATCCCTGCCATGACAGCACTTGCAGGATTAGTTCCATGTGCACTTGTAGGAATCAAACATACATTTCTTTTCGTGTCTCCACTACCTCTATGATATGCCTGTATCGCAAGTAGACCTGCATATTCACCCTGAGATCCTGCATTTGGTTGTAAACTTACATCATCAAATCCTGTAATGTCACACAACCAATCCTTAAGATTTTTTATTATTTCTTGATATCCTATTGTTTGTTCTTTAGGAGTAAATGGATGAACATTTGAAAACTCAGGCCATGATACTGGCATTAATTCTGACGCTGCATTAAGTTTCATAGTGCAACTACCAAGTGGCATCATACCATTAACTAATGAGAAATCTTTTTGTACTAACTCATTAATATATCTCATCATATTAGTTTCACTTTGATACTTATTAAATACATCTTGCTGCAACCAAGGTTTGGTTCTTTCTGGAATACCTAACCACTTGTAATTAACAATGTAATCCCATGCTTGAATGATCGTATCTTTATGTGCTGTATAATCTTTTTGTGAATTAATAATATCAAACAGTGTATCAAAATCTGATAATTCATCAAGAGACAAAGTTACATATCCGTCTTCATAATAAACATTATATCCAGTTACAAGTTTATTTGTTTTCCATCTAACGGTATCAAATCCCTCAGTTTCATCAACTTCAAATCCATTCCATTTTAAAAGACATACAAGAGTTTGTCGTAGTAATCGTATTCTTCTTGCGATTACCTTTAAACCTTTCGCACCATGATATGCAGCATAGAAACCTGCCATGTTTGCAAGTAATGCTTGTGCTGTGCATATATTACTTGTTGCTTTATCTCTACGAATGTGCTGCTCTCTAGTTTGCAATGCTAATCGTAAAGCCGGATTACCTTGACTATCTTTTGATTGTCCTACAATTCTACCGGGAATCTTTCTCTTATGTTTATCTGAAATTGCAAAGAAAGCAGCGTGTGGCCCACCATATCCCATAGGAACACCAAATCTTTGCATACTACCTACTGCAATATCAAATCCCCATTCTGCTACAGGTTGCATCAAAACTTGACACATTGGATCTACAATTGCAATCTTCATACATTTGTAAACATCAGCAATACGATTGATTGTATCTGGGTATCTCAATGTCCCATGACGGTTTGGAAGTTGAACTAATACACCAAATGACTTTTCAAAATATTCAAGGGGAATTGCCTCTCTGTAATCAACTAATATAATTTCTATACCTAATGGTTCTGCTCTGGTCTCTAATACTGATAATGTCTGTGGAAATATTTCTTTATCAACTATAAATGATTTCTTTTTACTTTGACCATGTGCTAATAACATTGCTTCTGCTGCTGCAGTGCCTTCATCCAATAATGATGCATTAGCAACTGGTAATCCAGTGAGTTCTGTAATCAGTGTTTGATAGTTAAATAATGCTTCTAGTCTACCCTGTGATATCTCTGCCTGATAAGGTGTATAGGATGTATACCATGCAGGATTCTCAAATACATTTCTGAGTATTACTGGTGGTGTGATTGTTCCATAATATCCTTGACCAATCAAATTTTTCTGTAATTTATTTTTACTTGCAATCTTTTTTAATTCAGTGAGTGCTTGTTGTTCACTACAACCCTTTGGTAAATTATTATCACCACGAAGTAAAATTGAATCTGGTACAACTTCTCTTACCAGTTCATCTAAACTAGAAAGACCCAAATCATTTAACATTTGAGTCTGTTCTTCTTCTGATGGGCCAATGTGTCTTTTAAGAAATTCGCTCATTAAATACCTTGATCTTTTTGTCTGTTAAAAAAGTCTTGCATCGATGATTGCATCTGACCTGTATTTTCTTTTGGATCTAATTTATTATAACCTTTCATTTTTTTCCAATTACTATAAAGTGCTTGAAGATGCCATGATTGTGATAAATTTTTAGGGCCATTTTCAAGTAAGTCAAGTTCCATTTTGTTTCTGGTGTAGGATTTGTATTCCTCTCTCCAGTTAGTATCATCATAAAGTGGTGTAGTCATTATCCGTAAGTAAAAGTTTTTCCTTTGATTTGAGATTGACCCTCTGGGTTTTTACCCTGTGGTTTGAATTTTCCTAATTTAACATTTTTTGATTTGCCAAGTCCACCTTTTCTTGTTGCTGATAGTGTACCAGTTTTTTTCGTTTGTGTCAATACGGAATCCTGTCCATACTTCTTACCTAACTTCTTAACCTCTTTCTTGAACTTTCTCTTACCCATCTTACCAGATGAAACGACATGACTTCTCTCTTTTACTTTTCTTTCTTTGCCATCATCACCTTTCTCCATATAAGATCCAGTCACCTTTGTAGCACCTCCTAGACCTCTACCACGGATATCTCTATCTAATTGTTTTGCTCTCGCACGATTTTCTTTTGCAGACTTATCAGCTCTTGATGCGGACATCAAAGCAATGCCACCTTTATCAGATTTACTTTTTATTCTACTAAGACTACTCTCGTCTAAGAACTCCTTAAATGTCTTCATCTCTTTGACAATTTTTAAGTATTTATTATCGAATGATTTGTATGTCTTCATCTTCTGTCCACAATTCTACATTATTTCGGAATCTACCCTCTGCTTTTAATTTATCATATCTCTTACCTGCTTTCTTTTTCCACCATTCAATAATATTTTCAAGATAAAACTTATCCCAGTTCTGACCACGAACTAATTTATCTTGCTCACCATTAATTACTTCACGAACATTACCATAACCATAATCAGATATGTATGCTCTCTTTTGTTGTGTAAGACTAAATGCCATTTGAATGACAGAATTAAATTTATTTAATTTATCTTTGTCTTGTAAACTATTTCTAATTATTGATATCATCTTAGTTTGTCTCTTCATTTTTTTAGATGATGCACGATTCTCAGTAAGGGGTTGATTATCATTCCACTCTGTGAATGCATTATGAAGTTCATGAAACTTCTCTCTATGAAGTAATGGTAAAAACTTACTGTCTGTCAATCCTTTGTATCTGATAAAAGGTTTTAATCCATCATATTGAGATGCACTTGTGGTTGAACCATATAACGATGTTGTTTCAAATAATGCAATATCTTTTTCAAATACTTTAGATACTTGTTCTCTTGCATAATGAGATACACACATCAAAGCAAGAAGTTTACCACCAAGATAATTAAATCCAAAAGGCTGTGAAGGAACAATAGCAAATCCCATGACAGCGTGACGATTAAATCTAGAAAGATCAGGTGCTTTGCCTAACCAAATATTTCTAGGTTTAGAATTTATAGTTGGAGATCCAAAACGAATAAATCCAATAATCTTTTTTGTATTCTTTTCATATACCATCCAACGTAATTCTCTTCCGGGAATATTATGTTCAATTACATGAGATGATGTTGCTGTCAGATACTTTATATAAATGTCTTGACTAATACTATCTTGAAATCTATCTCCTACAAACTTTACCTCAAAATCCATATCCTGTGGATGTATATCTTCATTCAAGAATGCATCCTTATCAGAGATACCGGGAATAACTGCCATGCTTGATACTGCCTGACCTTTTGCATAACGCAAGTAATCTTCAATCGAACTAAAGTTCTGAAAATAATCTATAAACTTGTCGGCAGCCCATTCTGCTTTGTTTTCATCAACAACACTAATCGTCATGGTCATCCCAAGGATCTCTCAAATTTTCATTGGCAAAGAATCCTTTATAGACTCCATACCCTGCTAATAATATTGTAATCAATGCAACTGATATTGGAAAGGTAATGTTAGGATTTAATGTTAAGTGTGGTATCATAATGGCATAATTCCATATGGATTTCTCTTTTTCTCTAACAATTCCATTTCAATTTTAATCTCAATCATTTCAGTAAGATCTCCAACTTTTTCAGACATCTGACGATATCCATTGCCAACATAGATTTGACCTGCCATAACTGCAATAGTCGCAGCACCCCAAAAGATGTAGTATCTACTTGATTTCACTTGATGTTTTATTTTTGTAAAAGATTTAGTCATAATTTTTACTTGGATAATAAACCTCAACATATGAATTACATTGAGGACATGATAAATTTGTTACCATACTATACTCTGCTTCATCAAAATCGTCAAGATCATGATCTCCACCCCAGATTAGTTCGGTATCACAGTGCCAACAGTTCATTCAATAATATCCTCTAATTTGTATAGTGATATAAATTCTATTTCATTGTTTTCCCATACCTTATGATTTTCCTGACGATCAACGATTGCAACAACACGATTGACAATATAACCTGCATCACGAAGAACATTCACAGCCTTAATTGCACTACTACCTGTGGTAGTTACATCTTCCAATACTGTAACTATGGATCCTTTGGGTGGCTTGTTACCTTCGATAACTTCTTTTGTGCCATATCCTTTTGGATTCTTTCTTACGATAAGGGCATCAATATGTTTGCCAGAATAATATGCTTTCTGTGCAATACCACATACTAATGGGTCAGCACCAAGAGTGAGTCCACCAACTGCTGCAGATTTATCTTCTACATGTTCTATCATAAGGTGTGATAAGAGAGCATTACCCTCACAAGATAATGTTACTGGTTTACAATTAATGTAATGCTCTGATTCTTTACCTGATGATAAAATAAACTTACCCTTCTTGTATGCTCTTTCTTTTAGGAGATGAAGCAAAGTTTTTCTATGTGTTTCCATTAGAGTATCAGATTCTTAGTCGGTGTAGAAATTTTACCAAACATTGAGTTATATTGATCAACAATATCCGATTGAGGATCTGCTTCATAAACAACATATTTTTTAGTAACTTCAATTCCACTACCTTTTGCTAGTAAAGGAGACCAAGGAGCAAATGCAATTTGCCCTTGTTGCTGTGAAGGAACAGCTACTATTGGATTTTCGATTATGTAATAATCGTTTGTTTTCTCAATGACATCGGTGATTACATCTTCACCTGACCACATACGAATTAATTTTACAGTCATTTAAAATTACCTATCATATTGAGTATACCATACAACCAGAAAAAATGCCACTATTTAAATTCACATTCAACCATTAGTTCGGTCAAACATGCAAGCATATTTATTTCCTGATCTGCAACGAATGCTACTTGGAACTGATATTTAGCCAGAACAAGAACAGCAGCAGGAATAGAACTAACGACCAAGGTTTCATACAAACTATCGTAAATGCGACGGAACAATAAACTAGTATCATTATCCATGTTGGTATTAACCCATTTCCGAACTTCGGAAAAGTTTTTTTCTTTGAGATTCTTGGTGAGATCATTGATTGAAACATCTGAAAAGGACGCTAATATTCCGGAGTCTATTTCACCTCCAACTGAGTATCTTTGACACTCATTTAACACTCTCCTCCAATCGGGAAAATGTTTATTAATTAATTCTATTATAACTTTCTTATCATAACTTATTCTTTCTAATTCTAATATCTCTATTATTCTTTGAAAGAACCCTGCTGCTATTGTTGGTTTGTCTTTTTTATTAACATTGAAGTCAATAACAGTACACCTACTATGTAAAGGGTCGATAATTTTGTTTTTGTAGTTACATGTAAAGATAAACCTGCAGTTTTTGGAGAACTCCTCAATACTCGCTCTGAGAAGGAGTTGTACATCGGAAGTGGTATTGTCTGCTTCGTCAATGATGATGACTTTATGTTTCGACTCGCTTGTAAGAGAGACGGTAGATGCGAAGTTCTTTGCGTTGTTCCGAACAGTGTCGAGAAACCTTCCTTCATCCGATCCATTAATGACATAAAAATCTGCTCCAAGTTGATTACATAATGCTTTTGCAACTGTTGTTTTTCCTATACCGGGTGGGCCTGATAACAACATATTTGGTATCTCACCACTAGATAGAAAATCCCTAAAAGTTTTCTTAATACCATCAGGGAGAATACATTCTTCAATTGTTTTGGGTCTGTATTTTTCAACCCATATAAAATCACTCATTATTTAAAACCTTTAGATTGTTTCTTTGGTTTTGGTTTGTCAATCACTTCGATGACAGTCCCTTCAAAAAAAGGTGAACGACAGTTGTTCCACCACCACTCTTGAACCTCCTCCCATGATTCTACCACAAAAGATTTACTTGTGCAAACTATCTTATAATGATGTCGATCATAAGATATATCAGATGTCTGTTCAAAAAATTGTGGATCGGTCTTCTCAATCAACTTAGTCATAATACTGTTTTCTGATCATAGTTTTATTTTTTATAATTATTTGATTTTTTTCGTAGTCAGGAACAAATTCTAATACATCACTATTTTCCCACATTAGTTCTTCATACAACATATTAAGTTGTCGCATATCCTCATACAAGTCTGTAGGTTCTTCTTGATTGTCTTCAAACATTTACAACTCCTAGAGTCTCAACCCATTCTGGTTTTGCGTCAGGCATACGAAGATAATTGTCCTTTACCCAAGGTTTGGATGCAATGTATCTTTTATACTTGGTTAGAGTATCTATACTTGAATCATACTTGAATTCGTCAGGGCCTGCAAACACAAAAGGTGTGCACTTGGTAAAGTCTGCTGATGGTAAAAGATGTGTTGCTTCTAGTAATGGTCGATGACAAGAATGAGTTTTGCCATAGCGATTAGTATATTCTAAAGACAATGCAATACCGTGAGTGAGTAACCACCATGCATTTTCCAAACATTGGTTTGCCCATATAGTGCAAGGATGTCCTCTGAATGCACCCTTATCTGTTTTGTATGGTTCGCCATTTGTTTTGTGTATTTCACCGTATCCATGACCCCACTTTTCAGAGCAAACGATAGCAAGCATTTGACAAGATTCTAATGGCATCTTGACAATGTGTTTGTCTGGTAACACTTGTGCTGATTTAACAGGATCAGGATCAGTAATAAAAATGTTCATGATGTAGTTTTATCCCTCTACATTATATTCTATCTGTATTATTTTACTTTGTCTACCGGTGTATGTACACTTTGTTAAGTGGCACATAGTACCACCTAGTTCATCTACTAAGACTTCAATCTGTTGAATGATTTGTTCTTGTAATTCTTCATCACTCATCTTTTATAAACTCCTTCTTTTCATAATCAAATCTAGGATGTGGTTGTGCAGGTTCCCAAGGATTCTTAGATGAATTCTTAATAACGATAAACTTATCTTTTGCAAATGTACCTGCAATCTGTACTTCAATGTCATCACCATCTTTCCAGTTTATTTCACCCTTAAGATTTGTATGAAGCATGGCCTCTTGTATCTTATCAATGAGTTCTTGAGTGAGTTTCATTTCTTCTTTTTATTTCTACTATAAGATTTTTTACGGGTCTTTTTAAATGCACCAAATTGTGCGAGTAAGTAAACTGTGAGTGCTGTCCAAAATACAACTTCTAGTCCTATGTTATTCATTGTCAAATATTCCGTAAGGTGTTAAATCATATTTAACGTTAGCAATACCCTCATGTTTTACTTTGATAGGGTTTCCAATCTTTGCTAGAATATCAGCAGGTATTTTCTTTTTAGTAATGTCATAGGGTATGGGTGCATTTGATACACATACCCTTACACATTCCCATTCTTCTTCTGTGAGATTATACATTAACCAAATGTTGAATCGGGTTCTAATGCAATGAAGTATGTAAGATTTAACTTACTATTACTAAACTTAGATAATAGTTTAGATGACACTACAACATCATAAGATCCGGGAATAATTCTTATATTCTCTACTTTAAAGTTGAATGAAAAATCTTTATCAGTTTCACCTACAGTAACAGCAAATTCGTTTGATGTATCATTCTTCTTATCACGAACAACTAACTTGATTTCACCATTCTTACCAACAGCAGATAAATCTGGTAATTGATAAACTGCAGCAGCCTTAAGCATCTTCTCAAGAGTGACACTCTCAAGTTGAAAACATGCATCCTGTGATGGTAAACTTATTTCTTTCTCAGGTGGTGCAATAATAACCTGTGGATCTGCAAAGAAATATTTTACCTTTCTTCTACCTTCACTAATAGTAAGATATGTTTCTTCAGAGAAATCAAGATCAGGATCTTGATGTAGACTCAATCCATTCAAAAATTGATTGAGATCATAGATCGCAACGTCTCTTGGAAAATCCTCTGGTATCTCTGCTTCAGCAAGAATATTCTTTGCAACAGAGATAGTGCGTAATTGATTACCCTGCTTTACAAGAATAGAATTGTTGATACCTGCAAAGTTCTTTAGGATGTTAACAGTGTTGTCACTTAGATTCATAGCTTCAATCATTTAAGGCATTTGTTCAAAATTTCCAGATGGCATTGATGGTGTACCATAATGCTCATCAAAGTGTAATAACAGCATAGCATAATGTATGACTTTCATCAAGTCCTTCTTATTTCTTCCGTCTTTGTTTCCATACCTACTTCCATATTTTAGTATGTTTGCTTGACAAAAACCTGATGCGAGTTCTTTTGATGCCATCAAATCTATTGTCTGAACATTACGAAACTCATGAGATTTTCCTGTGTAATGTCCTTGATATGTTCCTGATACATACTCTCTTATATCATTTAGAATTTCTTCTTCATGATATTTAAAATAGTGTGCCATTAAAGGTTCCTGTAATTTTTCTAATTGTTCTCGATGATACTCTTGTGTCCACCCATCATTATAAAATGAGTTGGCATTTGTTAGATGATGTGAGTACATATCATCTATGTCTGAGTAATAATCGGTTTC